CTCTACTTAACTAATAGTAGTAGTCATTCTCAGTAATATTAATAGATAGATCATGAATGTCAGAACGAATTAGATTAAATAATTGAAGTTGCTCAAATGTAGGAAAACCATCATATATTTGATCAGCAGTTATCCCTTTACGACGCATATCTTTAAAGTCATCAAGCGACATAATTTCAACAACAGAACCAATAACTCTTCTTTCAGTCATACCTAATGCTCGAATTGAGGCATAATATATACACCCAAGACCAAGCCAAGCATCATAATTAGATCCATATGTACCATAAACATGACCTAAACATGATAAAACAACATCTAACGGACCACGACATTTACTTTCACGACCCCAAGCTGACCGAACAATAAATTCACGACTCTCGCGAAAGGGAAGAAAACGAGGTTGACCTAAAGAAGAATTAGAATTTTTAACAATTTGATGTCGAAGAAAAGTCAACCCACGATTAACTAAAAAACCGTCAGATATAATAGATACAAGAGAAACACCATCACGAATATCTTGAATATTAACATCAAAGAAAGTCTTCATAAAAGAAGAAAAAGCATGACCAGACAAATACGAAGAAACTATCTTATTATGAGTTTTATTATACGCATGATCATCACCATAAACAATAATACGAACTATCTCCATTAAAGAAGATTCTAAAATTTCCTTATGATCATCGGCAGCATGATAAATCTGATAAGCTGCAAATAAAAAAAACCACAACGCCATAACCCATGAATCCATATGACTAGTATTCAAACAACCTGATGGTACGCCTCCAGTTTGAATACCCCAAATAGAACCAAATAAATGAGTAACTCGATGAATTATACTAGATATTAGAAAAGTAGTAATTTGCTTTCTAACTTCATAATAAGGTGCATTCACATCATCATACACTAATCCAAAAGAAAAGTATAATTCCATGAACTTATACAAAACACCTTGATCAAAATTTTTTACATCTCCTTCAACCAAGATGGGACTATCAGGGTCATCAAATACACCAAGTTTTTTGCAATAGAATCAGCACCACCATAAGCCCATACATGACCAATCTGTATAACATTGCCACGCTCTAATAACATACGCATTTTTGAAGTCAAACGCTCCAACAAAATAAAAATTGATGACGGAATATTAAAAGTTCGCAACTTCTCAACCCAAATAAACCAAGCATTATCATCCCACTGTTTATCGAACGAAAAAAAATTCTCATTCTTGGGAGTAATATTAAAATAAATTGCAAGCTCAGGTTTACCAGATAAGAATTCAATAACTGCCATAACATCACTAGGAAATATTTCGAACTTTTTACCACATGCAGAAACATTAAGTTTAACATTCGGTAATTCATGGCAGGAAACAGGACCATCATTAATACCTGCTGAAGAACCAAGAAAAATATCAACAAGCTCACAAAAATCCATTTTTACTTGTTGATTACCAAATTTATCTTTTGTACCCAAATGATGATATAACATGTCTAAAGCTTCATTAACATGATCCATAGCGATCTGACACATTTTTGGATATACATGAACAGTACGCACTTGCTTCAAAACAGCATTAGCATATTTTTTAGGATATAAATTACTCATAGCAGAAATAACATGAGGACGACCATTATCTTTACCAAAAGCATAACGATATAAAGACCTATAACGCATACAAAGTACTTTAAGCGAATAAACTTTGCGTTCATCAGACCAAATATTATCTTCAAACCACTGCTTATCACCCATATTAAAACTACCATTCAATAATAAATTCATATACCTCATATCAGCTTGCTTATAAATTTCTTTAATCTCAATAGAAGCTGGGACCAATGGTAATTCACTCGGAAAATTAAATTTATGCACAGGTGGTCGAATAATTTGAATGTTAGAATCACGAGGTAATCTTGCTAAAAAATATAAAATTTCACTCTCACGCT